TGCCAAGGAACCGCGCGGCGTGCGGTTCTTGCCCGATACCGACAACCCGAACATTGCCACCAGTATGCTTTACATCGGCCCGCCGGAGAACTACGCCTTCGGTCAAATCTCGATCGGCGATTTTTCCGACCCAATGAACCCGAAGCCCCGCAAGGTCAATCTGCTTGGACCTGCCGATTGGGACAATCTTCGCGTCCGGGGTTTGATTCCCAATGCTGGGGCCGTGCTGCGAATCGGAGACCAGAACCTTTTCTTCACCATCCTTTGGGATGGGACGGATTATCTTCTGACGAAAGATTACGCAGGGACAATGGGGGTTCCAGAGGATTATTCCCTGCAACTCAACCCCAACGTGCTGCCCAATCAAGAACCGCGATTGCTTCCGCGTGATGTGGTGATTGATCTCTCGAACAGCCGGATTCCCAATTCATGGACTGTAAGCGGCGCTCAGCTGGACGTGCTGTTCTCACCACACGGCACAGTGACGGGGCTTGTCGCATCCGCCGGGGAGATAGACTTGCTTGTTGCGGAAGGCGTTGACGTGCTGCAAAGCCGGAAGCCGGGAGCCTACGACAAGGAAGGCAACGAACGGATCGTTTCATTGCGAACGCAAACCGGCGGAATCTCGGTGCATAACGTGGACACCACCGGAGCCACGGCGACAACCGACGCAACCGACCCGTTCAAGTTTGCGGCGCTGGGCGAACCGGCGAACTGAATGATTCCATCGCCTCGGTTAGCTCAAGTTCGTTGAAGTGCTGGCAGGGATAGCCGTAATGAGTCCAGACGTGGAACCCGGCTTCGCGCACTCTGTCGCAGAAATAGAAATCCGGTCCCTGGATTACAAAGCCGTTTTCATCGGTCTCGCGAACGAATCGCGGAGCCTTGGTTCCCTCAATCACTCGTCGATGAACCATGATGCAACCGCTGCCGACGGCGTCCACTTCCACTAACTTTCCTGGATCGGGATTGTGCGGCTTGTAGCCGTCTGGCGCTTTGTCGAGAGCGTTCCAGTAAAGCGGCCAACCCCCTTCGGCGTTATTGAAAACCGGCGTAGGGAACCCAATCACATCGAGGTCAAACTCCACGAGGTCGAGCGGGTTTCGTTTGGGCGGGTTGTCCGCGTCGATGGATAGCCAGTAATCGAAATCGCTGTTCAGAAAGTCGAACGCGATCCGGTTCATGGAATGCTCATATGGCTTGTGCGTCGGCATAATCAGCTGAACCTGATACCGAGCATCGAGGCACAACCGCACGCAAGCCATCGTGACGAACTTATGATTCCAGCCGGTGTTGGGAACGGAAAGCAGAATCTTCATTGGGGCTTTCTGTGCTTGGCTGCAATTCTGAGACCGCGATGCGCCAGCATGTCGGACCAGTTCTTGAGTTTGTTTTTGGTCCGCCCCCGCCGTGGGTTGTCCGGGTCCATTGCAGCCTTATCGTCTTCCGACTCTGGAATACCCGCCTGCCGTTTGGCCGCAATCACTTGGATCGCCTGCGCGTCTTCGTTGATCTCTGGTTGCAGCACCGTTACCCGCGCGTGATAAAACCTTTCGGCCAGCACTTCATTCAAAACCTGGCATTGTTGGGGCCACCGTTTGGCAGATTCGTTTGCAAAGTCTTCCGGAACCAAAAGCAGGCCATGCCACACACCGCGCGGAGACTCCGGGTCTTCTTCGTTGTGGCCCGTCACTTGGTCATAGTGCCAGCCGCCGTGCCGATCCACGAAATGAGACCAGTCCATTCCGTCTCGCATGACTTCGGGAAGTTCGTTGAACGGAGGATAGGCATGAACCATCCGCTTCTTTTCCATCTTGAGTCCGATGGTAACTTTCAGGGGTACAAGGTCCATTGTCTATTCCTAAAACGTGAGCGCGTTGGTTGCGATGTCCTGAATTCTCGAACTGGTTACAGCACCGGCAACATGCTCGCTGGTCTTGACGGTTGACGAGAATTGGCCACTCTGAAGATAGAGCTTGTCAACCTGAGACAGAGTGTCGTCCAATCCCGCCCAAGGAGTATTAACTCCATCCCAAGAAATCCCCATAGCCGAATAGTTGGCAACAACATCCAGGCTGGTTTTAACTGTCGATGTGAATTGACCACTTTGGAGATAAAGCTTGTCATCCGTTGCACCGGACCACGGGGTATTCGTTCCATCCCAGGAGATGCCCTGCGGTTGTGCATCAACGCTGCCGACGGCTTGGCTTGTTTTGAGGGTTGAGGAGAACTGGCCGCTCTGAAGATACAGCTTGTCGTCATTAAGCCCACACCAAGGCGTGTTTGTTCCGTCCCAGGAGATGCCTGTGGGCGTGCCTTCCACGCCGCCAACACTCTGACTGGTTTTCATTGTCGATGTGAATTGGCCACTTTGGAGATACAACTGGTCTCCCTGCGATCCTATCCACGGCGTGTTTACGCCGTCCCACGCAATCCCGCCAGGAATGTTATCAACGCCTGAAACCGTCAGGCTTGTAAGAATCGTGCTGCTGAATTGGCCGAGTTGCAGCATGAGTTTATCTTGAGTGTCTCCCCCGCCCTTCACCCAAGGCGTGTCGTACACAATCTGCCGGGGGTAAACTACCTGATACCCCCAATCGCAACAGCCGGAGAAATTGTCCCAAGTCACGGGGCAACGCTCCCGTCCTTTGGTTCGCCCGGCGTCCAGTGTTGAACAAGCACAACAACACCCGATCCGCCCGTGAGCGCGGCGAAATCAACCGGCGGTTTCGGGAAACTGTGTTTCGCCAAGTCGCCAGTGAACTCGATTTTAATATCTGCGTCTGGGAACGGTCCACCGGTCACGGTCACATCACCATTGGCAATATTTGTATGGGTTTCGAGTTCGGTTTCAACGTCACCTGCGGTGTCGTCAAAAGCAAACTGCATTGTTTCCGTTACGCCGAGAACGTTCAGGTCCAGATCGAACGTGCCGCCCGTAGGTGTTCCGCCGATGGTTAAGACCCATTCTTCGTTGCGTGGCGTGCATCTCTGCCGAGGCCGAACAACCTTCTCTTCCCTGAGGCCGGGATTGATGTAGGTTTGCTCGAAGTGCTTCACCACCCTGCCAATGCGGGCGTAAACTTTCTTGGAAGGGACGACACCGTCGGCCATGATTACGCTGCGCCTTCCTGAATCACCGCCCAAGCAAACGGCCCGGTTCCATCGTGAGACGAATTTCGGGTTACGGAAATCGAAACAACGTCATCAATGGCCAGGGCGGGAGTGGAAATCGTGCCGTCCTTAATCAGTCTGTCCGCGTCTCCGTTGGCGAAATTGACCGCCGCAGAAAGCACGCTGACGCCGTTGACTTTCAGATTGAAGTCGGAATCCCCTGTCGTGCCGCCCACGTTGCATGTGCAATGGAAGCCGCGAATTGTGCCAACGGTATCCGCCACGAAAACGATCTCTTCGCGCGTGGCCACCGTGCCGCCGATGGCCAAATCGAAATTCGTGAACGGCTTGTAAAGATGCTGCATCTTGTCCGCATCAATGGCGGCATTCGACGCAACTGCATCGTCATTGACCGTTCCCGTTGGCAGGGTGAGGACACTGAAAACCGCGCGGCCTTGTGCCATGATTCGCTACCCTTCATTCAGAGGCAGAACAGAAAAGTCTGCTGTCTCGTACAGAACATAATCGTTGTAGAACACCGTATCGCTACTCGTGACCGGATGCCCGAGCGTCTCGTGCAACATCCCGCCCGAACCATCCAAGAGGACGGCTACGCTTGCCGGGACAAGATCGCCGTTTGAGTCCTTCACCGTGATCTCTTTCAGGTCGGTCCCGTCCTTGTAGTAAAACCCCGCATCCAAGAGAGACAATCCCCAGCCGTCGCGCTTGTAGTCCAGAGTGAATTCAATGGCATAGAACTCGTGCCCGTTCTCAATCTGCAAATCACCGATGGAGACTTCGCAAAACTTCACGGTCTTTTCGGCGAGAGACCGACCCTTCACAATGATTGCGCCATCGTTGATTTTCTTCTGGTAATCCCAAATGTAATCAGGGATGCTGACATAGTTTTTCCGCACGGTGATTGTCCACCGCTCGTCGTCAACTTCCTGAGCCGGGTACTTTTCGCCTGCCGACGTGATGAAGGCTTTTCCGTCCTCGTCCTTGTCTGTCAGTTTGCTATACCGCACGCTCCGCACCGTGATCCTGGCCCGCCGGTCGAGCGGGTTGGGATGCAGTTCCTTGGCCTCCATTTCCGCCTGGTCAACTTGCTCTGTGCGGTAAGTGTAGGTCGCGACCCAAACGGAAAGTGTCGGCCCGGTCTGCGTGTTCTCCCACGACTCGCCCAGCAATCGGTAGCCCGTATAGATCGGGTGATACTCCCCATACGTCACCGGCATACTGGATTGCAGGTCGAGCGGTACATCCTGCTTGCTGTTTGTCGTCACCCGGAACGTGCGCACGAGGGACGTGTTGTCGTTCCCGTCGAACTGGAACGAGCGTCCGTCTGCGATTTCCTTAGCGGAGACAAAAGCCATTAGAGGTCCATTCCCAAAATCAATTCCATTTTCTGTCGGTTGCTCAATTTCGAGTTGACCAGAATCTTCTCCGTGTTCTTGTTGAGCTTTTGCAGTTCGGATAGCTGTTTCTCTTGCACCTTGTCCTTGTCGCCTGCTCCCACATTCGCCCGCAGAACTTCAAAGGCTTCCTGGGAGTTCTTTTCGAGGCTGCCGACCTTATTGCCCTCGAAGCCTTTCTCCATCGGACCCAGGCTCATCACGCCCGATTGCATTGCTGACAACCCGTCGCGAATCAGGCCCGCCATGAAATTCTCCGCGCCGAATTGAACCCCAGGCGCTTGATGCTTCAGCTTGTCCCGCTGCTCCTTATCAAACAATTCGCTCAGGGTTTGCGGGCCTCTGGACGGGTCAACAGACCATTTTAGGGGCGGGGCGATGTTCAACGGGGTGTCTGGTTTCATGGCCCCGATTTGCTTTTTCGCGGTTCCTGCTCCCAAGCCTCCCTGCCGCATGTCCTTAACAGCCGCCGCCATGTCTTCGGGAGATTGGCCGGTCAGAAGTCCCGCCAGCGCGAGATTGAATTTCTCGTAGCCTGACAAATCCATACTCTTCGTGTTGAGTTTGGCGTCAATTTGTGCAATGGCATCAATCGCAAGTTCCGCCATCTCAGACAGAGCTTTGAATCCTTCGATTAACTTCGGCATGAGAGGCAGCAACTTCTCATTGGCGATTGTGCCGATTGTCTCCATAAAATCGCCCCAGGCGTTCGCTGCTTGCTTGATGGGGTCAACAAGAGCTTCGGCCTGCCCACCAAATTGCGTTTGCAGTTCCTTCAGGATGATGGACTGAGCCTTGGCAACCTGCCCGGTTTCCGTGAGCGTTTTGATTTGCTCTTTTTGCGAAGCCGAAAATTGAATGCCCGACTTTGCCAAAGCACTCACTCCCTTTGCCGGGTCGTTGAGCGCCTTACCGATTTTCATAATGGACGATTCGAGGTCCTCCCCCATGAACGCCGACAGGTCTTGGGCGCTGTCCAACGCCTGCATAAACACATCACCGCGAACATTGGTAAACGAACCCAAGAGCGCCGCCGCGTTCACCGTGTCGTCGGCATCGAATGACGTGATGTCCTGCCGCGCCTTGGCGTAGGCCACAACCTGATCTTTGGCAATGCCTGCCGCGTTCGCCGTGGACTTGAAGACTTGGGCCAGCTTGCGTTCGGCTAAAGCTGCTTCCTGCGCCTCTTGCATCGGACCAATCAACGCACTGAATGCCATCTTGAGCGTGTTCGCTGCCAGACCAATCTGGGCAAGATTCGAGACAGAGCTTTTGACGAACCCGCCGAGCGTTCGCTGGGACTTCTTGAGGTCCGCGGCGAAGCCGGTGGCATCCGCCCTTAATGAAATTACAAGATCGCCCAGCCCTGAGGTCATTGCCTACTCGCCCACACTTGGAAAACTTGCGCCTGCTGATTCGGATTCATGTAAGAATCCTTGGCCTTCTTCGGTTTCTTCCACGGGATGAAGTCTCTTGGGTTTGTCACCGGATAATCCTTGATGCCCCAAGCCCGGTAGATCGTGTTGGCCAGGTGCGCGAATCCGTTCGCCAGAATCCAGCAAACCTTTTCGTCTCCGAAAGGAAGAATGCGGTCCATCGCCACAAGCTCGTCGAACTGTTCCGGCGTCATGCCGTCTACCATCTCGTTCACATCTTGCCCACGCGCGAAAGCGATGATGTGCGCTAGTCTTCGGCGTGGGCGGTTTCGGAGTTTTTTTCGATGGCGTCGATCTCCGCTTTACTGAACCCGCAAAGAACCTGGCATTCCCGTTGCAGGACCGCCATATCCGCCCCGTGCAATTGCTGCATCTTGTCCATGTCGGCTTCCGATAAGAGCGGATCGCCGTTGGCATCGCAGAGGCAATAGACGATCAGCCGCCGTCGGGAGTTGAGCATCGTTTCCCGCGTGACATCGCCTTTGGAGTTGACCAGGCCGCTTTCATAGGCTTCCTTCTCACCTTCAAACAGCGAGCGAATCTTGACCCAAATCCTGGCTTCGGGCAAAAACACATCCTTGAACCGGCGCTTGGCCGGTGCAAGGAACAGTTCCCGCGAAGCGTATTGGATGCTTCCGTTATTCGTCATCGTCTTCCTCTTGGTTTTGGGATTCGTAATAAGCCTTTTCACAACCCGCCGACCAGTTCGGGCCGGGCTGCCAAGTGTCATTGCGCTTGCCGTCGGGTTTGTAGCCGACCATCAAGCCTTGCTTGTGCGCGTCCCAATCCTCCCGGTCGATACCGATCCGGTCATAGGCCGCGATTGCCGCATCCATCTTTTCGTTGGTCATCCCCGCCCGCGCAGCGCACTCTTTATCCGCCGGGATCGCAACTCCCATTTGCACCAACCGGAAGGCGTAGGGACCGACAACAATCGTGCCCTTCGTTTTCCAAGGGGGATGGCCCTCCTTGACGCGCAACGGATGCACGGGCATATCACGCAGTAATTCCGCTTTCATGTCTCACTCTCGAATTAGGTGGGGAAGGTGACGACGCCGTTGAGCTTGATCGACCCGGAGAACTTGACGCCATCATTCAAGACGACGGTTCCGCCAATCGTGATTCCCGCCATCTGGAACGCCCATGAGGTCGTAGCCGCGTCGGCGAATTTAATGTTCGCCCCGTCGCCCGTCGTGGCCAGAATCGGCGTGTTGACCAAATCGGTCAGAGCCTGGAACGAGGCCAAGACAGGATCCAGGAATCCCTCGAATCCGACGCTGCCGCCCTCGACTCGCCCCGTGGCCTTGTGAGGAATCCCGACTCCGCTGTTGTCCAGCGTGTCGTTCTCGAAGGTTTCCGCCGCGTGTTCGGGAAGGTCAATCGAAATCAACTGAGCCGTGTCCGTGAGGACGGACGAAATCTCAATTTGCAGCTTGGTTCCCTTGCCGATGATGTATGCCATAAGCGGCTACCCCGTATAGTCGATTTCCAAAGTCAGGATCGTCACAAACTCTTGTATCTGCCCCCCGGAAGAGGGCGGGTCGAAGGTGTCATCCTCATCAACTTGATGCACGGCAAGGATGGTTTCCGTTCCCCCGGTGGCCCCGCTGAAATCGTCCAAGTAATCGCTGACGATCTTGGCGAGTGCTGCCGCCGCGCTCGCCGTGTTCGCCCAACAGTCGATGTCAACTTCGCAATGCTTGGCAGACAGGAATCCCGACAAGCCTTTTATTTTTTCATCGCTCACGCGGTCGATTAGGATGTAAGGTCGGTCCTGCCCTTGCCGCGCTGCCGTCACGAAAATCTTCTGGCCGACAACATCCGTCACCGTCGATTGAGCCAAGAGCAGAGTTCGTAATCCCTCGCAGATCATTTCTTCGCTCTCGCCCGTGCTTTCTTCTTTTTGGCTTCGGCTTTGATCTTGGCCTTAATGGTTGCGATGATGACTTTCCTTGCCTGCGTCTTGGTGGCGTGAAATCCTTCCCTCACAACCGGCGGACCCTTTGGCATTCTGCCCGTGGGCACATCCACGCCGTACCGCTTATAAAATCGTTCCTTCGTTCCGAGTTCCCACCAATGCACGTTTTCCTTTGAGATGCCAACGCCTCTGGCATTGGGCCTGCGTTCCGGGGACTTTGTTCGCTTTCCAACCCCCAGCCCGACCTTGGCATCAAACTTGTGTTTCTCTTTCGTTTTCTTGAACCGCTGCCCCACGGTCTTTTTGACTGACTTCGCTTTCGGAGGAATCGCCTTCCGAATCCCCCTGGCAATGATGGTCATCCCTTTTGAGATGCCCGCCCTAGCCGCCGTCTTCGATCCTTTGGCAATCAGTTTCTCAATCTTCGCGTCGATGATCTGATGGCCGTGGACTTCGGTAAAAAACTTGAACACGTCACTTGTGCTCTTTCACTTCAATCTGCACTTTCTTTCGCTCCCGGTTCACGTCCACGACGGAAAGAATCTCCCCCTTGTGAGTCGATCCATCCTCGATCCACGTCAGCCGCCAAGAGGGTTGAATGCCCCGACTGAATGCCGAGCTTGGACATTCGATTGTGAAGCCTTGATCGGCCTGTACTTGCTTTGCCGAGATAAACTCTCGCCCGGCATTGCTGGTGAAATTCGCTTTGATCGTTCCTGCGGTGGTCCAGTTGGCATCGCTCGTATAGTCAATGTGCCCGTCCGATCCCGCCGTGCCTGCGGGACTCTGCACCGTTAACGTCCACTTGTAGCTGGGCATTGATTCGCATTGGCTGCACTTGAGCATTCCCTAGATGCCCCCCCGCCACTTGATCCGGTTGATGAAGTGCCAGTAGGCATCGCCCAATTCACAGCCGGAATACAAGGCTTTCACCGCCATCACAATCGCCCGGTGTGCGGCCCTGGGGACCGTTGCCAGATAGCCCGCAACGAAAGTCACCGTCACCGCGTTCGGCTGGCAGTCCGTGCTCGGCCAATACGTTCCTTCGACGGGAAAGATTCGCGCCGGAGAAGACTTCAAATCCGAGACATAATCTGATGTGCTTACCGTTTGCGAATCCCCGTCCGTGTCGATGTAAGTGACGCTGGTCACGCTGATGACCGGCGGCATTTGCAGTTCGATTTCCTCGCACGGAAACTCGTCGCAATAGAGTTTCCACGTCTGCCGTACCAAGGCCCGTTCCGCGTCTCGTTCCACGGTGTCCACCGCGTCCATGATGGCCGCTGTGATCTTGGCTTCTTCGTCGCTGCTCAGGTTGTCCGGGTCCAAGTCCAGTTGAATCGCAATGTCCTTGACCGTCACGGGCAGCGCTGACGGCTCGCCCGTGCGTTCTAAGGTCGTGTGAATCTCATGGAATTGAAGGGACATCAGGCTTACGCTTCAACTTCTTCCCAAATGAACTCGCAGAACGTGCCGCTCGCACCTGAGGCCGTACTAGTCTGAATGCTCACATTGGTTCCCGGCTGAATGATGATTCCGCCATCAAACCAGCGTTCCAGCATTTGCAGTTGCGGAACGGTCGTAATCGCCCCAGTGAGGCCCATTCCCAAGAGAGAAACGCCCACCGGAGCGGCAGGGAGGGTTGCGGCAAGGAGCGCGAGAATCTTATTCCCGGCCCCGGCCCCAAGCTTCAGGTTCCGGTGAGTGGTCGTCAGCGTGCCAGTGACAGCCGCCGCGGCGGTGTTGGTCCCGACAGCGAGAAAGACCGCAGCCGCCGCCGCGAAGGCCACGGCAAAGGACGCCCCGGCGTAGTACAGGATCCCGTTGACGCCGGAGCCAGCGGGATTGGCCAGCGTCAAAACCGGCGTGGTGGCCGAGAGTCCGGCCTGCGAAGTTACGCCGGCCTGGTTGCACACGCCGTAGGTGTTGCCTCGTTCAATGGCGTCTTGCAGTCGGCCTTGAGACTGCGCTAGTCTCAGGCCAAGGTTTTTCGTCATCGTGACGCTTCGGCTCTCGCCAGCGGAACCCGTGCCGGACCCAACGGTCCCTTGCAGATGAACAATGTCAGCCATTTTTGAATCGTTCCTTTCGGAGAATTAGCGAAGCTGGAAGCAGCTATAGCCCTTGATGTGCAAAATCGGATCGTTCGTTCCGGCGGACTGGCAGACGAAACTCGGATAGATGGCCACCACCGGAATGTTGGCTGTGACGTGGTTCGTCCCGGTCAATACGCCGTTGATGTACTGCTCGATTTCCGTCACGCCGATCACACGGAAGCCGAGTTTGATATAGGTATCCTCGGCAATCGTGGCTGCCGCTTTGGTCGCGCCCGCCCCGGCCTTCTCAGCCGAGAACAGGAGCACCCCGTCATCGGTCACGCATTGCCAGCCGATGTGATTGGCTGACGAGTTGGCGCTTGAGGCAATCAAGGTCGTGTCGAGTTCGGAGAGACCGGCAAACAGTTCCACCTTGTCGAAGGTGTCCACGACTTTAATTGTGCATTCAAACCAGATGTCCTTGCCGGCAGCCGGAAGGAACGCGGACTTCGCCCGCTGGAGAGTCGCCCCTTGCGTGGAAGTGGAGGAAGCGGAATCCACTTCCAGCACGCCTGGGGCAGCTATGCTAATGGCTGCCGTGCCCGCCGTGGCCGCCGTCAAAACGTAATCGCCGGTTGTGGCTGCGGCGTCATAGCTCGTGAAAGACTCGCGGAGATAAACGCCGATGGAGGGATCGTGCAGATACTCTGCTAAGGGACATGTGGCCCAAAGGCCCGTGGGGAAAGCAGAGTTGATGGCCGGATCGTATTGCGACACCCGGCCCGACTTGTGAGTGAAACCTCGCGATGACATGGCTATTCCTTTCGGGATTCCAGGATGTCGAAGAACGCATCCGCCCGCTCAATCGCCTTTTCAGCGATGAAGGCGGAATCCTTCCCCATGACTCCGGGTGATTCGCAGAGTCGGATGTAAAGGTCTCTGGCCAGCTTCTCGCGTTCGGTGAGTTGCTGGCGGTTTGCCTGGGTTTTGGCGCTCATGGTCACGCGATGCTATTAGCGGTGAGTCCGTCGTAAGCGCGTTTGCAACCGCCGCGAACGTAGGTCACGACACCCTCATCGGTGTTCGTGCCGAACGTGCAGACGGCGGTAACGTAACGAGCATCAACGCCAGCCGCTTCCGCCGCATGGGCGATTTCCTCGGCGGTGCATTCCAGAAAGATGTAATCGCCGACGGCGTCTGGCGAGAGGGCGGGATCGGCCTTGATTGTCACGTCGGTCCCACTGCCGGTCGAAGACGAGTTGGCGATGATTGTCATGGAAAGCGTGCCGGTCCCCACGGTGCGGAAAAAGGACACGGCGATGTTCTCAAAATCCCGCATGTCCACC